AAAAGATTTCATACACGCCTTGGGCTTTATGGGAATGCAAAATGAACAGGGTGAGACGATGAGCAGAGAGAGATTTGTAAGCCGCTTTCAAATGTTTATGCAGATCGAAAGATTAGCCATGGCTAATATTAGGGGTTGACAACATAGTATTAAGTAGTATAACTTAGGGTAAGTCCATGCCTCGCAAAGGATTGCAATGGCATACCCGAGTGGTGAAAAGGATCGTGTCCAGTATTGGGCGCGACAGATAGATCATGCTGGAACTCGCCTAAAGCCCTACTTTGAGGCCGCGGACATTCTTATCAAACAATATGAGAATGATCCGTCCAGTGACCGCGAAGAGGGCTTTGATTTTGACGAAGATCCGCACACCCAGAGAGTGAAGGCCAATCTGGTCTTCGGTTGGATAGATCAGTCGATCTCCAACCTTCTGGAAAGACACCCCCATTTTACAACAATGCCCCTCCAGAGAGATTCTTCTGGTGGGTCACCTGTCGTTTCCAGCGTTCTGAACTACTGGTATAGGGAAACCAACCAGAAGCAACAGGACGAGCGGATTCTACTCGATGCTTTCCTTGCTCCATACGGAGTAAAGAAGATTGGGTGGAAGACAGATCTCGATAAATTGATCTATGAGGTCGTAGAGGAACCAGAGTTCTCCTACGGGGATGATATCGAGTCGGAGCTTAACGCTCTATTGTCGGGTTCACAGACCGCGGTGACCGACGAGCAGAACCACGAACTCCACATCGAGGCCAAGACTGAACTCCTCCAACAGCCCGAACCACTGGACCCGCTGGTCGAAAGGAACATCGAAGCCAACATCGAGGCCCACCGGCAGATGCAGGACAGGGCAGATCCTGACCCTTCCAGCAACGTGCAGTATGGTGCCCCCTTTGGTCTGAGATGGCGTCCTGACCATTTCTTCATGGACCCCCTCGCGCAGGAGGGACTTGCGGACGCACAGTGGATCGCCTTCAAGATTATCCGCAGGGTGGATGATGTTAAGGCCAATCCCTCCTACTCAAATACAGACGATCTAGAATCTTCTTCCCGTCCTGAGGATGCTCCCCCGGTAACCACGGGGGATGTGGAGGATGATTTTGGGCTGGTGACTCTCTATGAGGTCTGGGCCAGAGACTTCCCCACTGCTGCGGGAACGCGGGAGAATATCATCTTCGTCTTTGCCGAAGGGCATGACGAAATCCTCCGCGAAGATCCTTGGCCCTATCAGACTCTTGAGGATTTCCCCGTGGAACTCCTTTCCTTCCAGACAGGCGTGAAGGAATGGTATAACAAGCCCGGGTTGGTGCTGGCAGGTGCGGATAACGTCCAAGCCCTGTCAAATGAAATCCTCGATTCCTACCTGTATGTCATCAGGAAGATGAAGAACCTCATCCTCTACGATCCTGAGGCAGTGGATGAGGACACGATTGATAACATTCTCCTCGCACCGGATATGTCGTCACACCCCGTCAGGGGAATGGCGAACGCCCCCGGAGCCGGTATCCAAGCCCTAGATCTTGGCAGGATTCCAAACGACAAGGGGGAGATGCTGAATGTTATCCATTCTCTCTTTGATAGAGCCGCAGGAACCCCACAGCCCGTATCAAAAGGCGTGGACACGGCTACTGAATCTTCCATTATCGAACGCCGCACCACTGCCCGTGAGGCCCGCAGGGGGAACCTGCTGGCAGATTTCCAAGTTCGGGTAGCGAAGAAGTTCTGGCAGTTAACAACCCAGTACAGACCAGAGCGACTCTTCCTGATCCACGAACAGGCAGATCAGTGGGTAGCAATCGACGATGAAATCGCCAAGGGCGAATACAGATTCCAGATAGACATTTCCTCACAGGCCCAAGCTATTGCTCTTGAGAGGAAACAGTGGAACGACCTCCTGAACCTTATGAGTGGGTTGTCCGGTCTATTTCAACAGCTATACGGTCCCGAAGCAATTCCGAACCTACAGAAGATCGCAAGAGAACTACTCGTCCGCGGGTACAATGTCCAGAACCCCGAAGAACTCCTTCCCGGCCTCCTCCAGCAGGAGCAAGCTCAGGATCTCCAGACGCAAGCTGCTATTCAGCAGATGCTTCAGGGAACTCCGGGTCAGGCTCCGAGTGAAGGCCCTGCCCTTACGGGTCCGCCGAGAGAGACGGAGAGTCAGGAGCGAACGGGACCGGCACTCCCAAGACAGTTCAGGGAGCCAGCCCCAAATGGAGCGGGTATCCAAGGAAATAGCCAAACTCCGTAATGGAGAGAAAAGAGGCGTCATGGAGGAAGATTTCCTCCACGTCGCTTCAGGAAGAGGGTGGTGTCCCTCCCACCCCCCTCTTCCGAATACTAGACATCAGAAAATACTGAATTCTTCCTGCTAAAGGGCAGGAAGGTTATCCTTACATAAGTTCAATAAAAAGAGATTATTATGGCACGTAAAAGAGGTCGGCGCGGGGACACCAAAGACGAAGCTGCCTACAGGTCCAGACGGAAAAGGTCTGGCAGTGGTAAGGGACCGAAGAGGTCTTTTGGTAAGGGGGTTTCCGCGGGAGTTCTCGGCTCTATCGGTGCCGCAGTTATAGGCAAGCTCTTCAACCGCGACGAGAAAGAAGTAGAGGGGATAATTAAGGAGGGTGGGGGCAGATTTGGTAGGGACCAAATGGAAAGCCTGATGAATGGAGGCACAGGTAAAGGGATGACCCACGATGTAACTCGGCACCCAGAGGGTCCCAACGCACACGGAGGCGAACCAGAGTACCAAGAAGGAGAACGGCCGTGGCTCCACGACCAACTCGACACACATCCCGGCGATACAGATCCTCTCTTGCGGGACATCGACGAAAAGATTGGGGCGCTACAGCAAAAGGTGGCGGACGCTAAGAGAGACGCTGCGAAGAGAAGGGACACACCAGAACAAAGAGCGGGTGAACAACCCGGACCTCCCTTGGGTGCCGAGGAAGAGCCAGTGGGTGCACATCAATTCGAGGGGACACCTCCACTGGGAGCGGGGCAGGGTGTAAGGGCAGCACCTCCGTTAAGCACAACCATTGCTAGACGAGCGGGTGAGCCAGCGGCTCCCGAATTCAGCGCACCACCAAGACTGGGACCGGGACAGGGCGTAAGGAATGCACCCTTGGGTGCCCTCGCCGCCCCCCAGACAGAACCAACAGCGAAAGAAAGATTCGCTTCGGTGTTTGGCGGGCATAGGGACAGGATGGAAGAGTCGAGGGGCGCTCTATTTGGTGGCGGTGATGATCAAGTTCCCATGCCTCAAAATTACCGCGAAGAGACAATCGGAAAACTTTCCGAAGAGGAGAGGCAGGACTTTGAGGGGCTATCCCCTGAGGAACAACAGGCCCAGCTAAATGAGATGTGGAAACAGGAGATAAGCGGAACGGCTGGAGCAGCGGAGTCTCCAACGGACTTCTTTAGTGTTCCCGGTAGAGCCGCTGCTGCCGGGGCTGTCGGGGCTGTGGGCGTGGCGGGCGGAATATACAAGATAGCTAAAAATATCCTGAGATCGAGAGCGGCGAAAGCGTCGGCGGACCCTAGCCGGACGGCACGATCAGCGGTCGGTTTGGGCTTACCAAAATCAGCCAGACCAAAGACTACACCAAAGACTAAACCAAAGAGGAAGAAGAAAGAGACCGGTATGCCCGGTACAAGTGTCCCCCACTAAATCCATGAGAAGAAAACGGCAATGCTATACGATGTGACATGCCCCACTTGCGGGACCTACGAGGCGGATATTCTCCTCGCCGACAAGGACAAGCCCTTCGCATGTACGTGTGGGAAGCTGGCCAAACGGGAGTTTCCTGTCACTGCTGCTTTGGGCTTCCTGCCCTTTGAGGCACACTACGACGAGGGCTTGGGTGTAGATATCACAGGCAGGGACCACAAAAGGGAAGTAATGAATATTCTCGACGTTCAAGAAGCCGGTGATCCCGTTGGTGGTGCTAGAAACTTTGATGCCAAAGCCCCTGACCACGTGGGTAGGAGTAAACCCCGAGGGGAAAAATTACAATCAAAAGAGCAGACTGATTGGGTCATCGGCGTCGAGGACAAAGATGGTAGGGTGGAAACAGTTAAATCCTCGGAGTTGAAAACGGTATGACAGTGAAAGAAATGCTGGATGACGCCGTGAGACTCCTTGAGGGGAAGATCGCCGCGACTGATATCGGCGAAGTGGTAGTAATAGACAAGAAGAATTGGGAAAAAGCACGGACACTGTTGGAAACCGTCCGTTCTGGAACTCCCGAGTTCGACAAGGATGCAGAAAAAAAGTCAGGGAAGACTTCTCGGGTGAAGAGAAAAATAAATGCCAATTAAAAGAGCGCCCTTTGGGGGCGTCAAAGGGTAGTAAACTTAACGGAGGGAAGTAAAGATGACGCAAGTAACCTCGACAGAAGTCGATCTGGATTCTGATGAATTCTCCCCACGGGATGAGGAGGATGCTTTTACGAGCATCCGCTCTCTT